GCCACATCTGGAGATGCCACACCTCTCTTTTTCATGTGAGTTTTCTTCTCAAGCATCATCTGAAGCTTGTTGTTAAACTCATACTCAGGATTAGTTAAATCTGCAATTAGCTCAGGATTATTCGGAATATCTGCATTCTTCAGCCATTCCTTTGTCCTATCCCACATCTCAATCCGCTTATTGAAATACTTCTTGGTATCGTCAGCTTTCTCTCCGGCATTAACCTCAATACACTGCCTGCCCATAGCTGTTCTTAGATGGTCCACAACACCCGCACCCATATTTAATACGTCAATGAATGTGTAATCAGCGTCATACTCGTCCTGAGTCACAGCAACCTCTCTCGCCATCTCAACAGTATCAAAGTGGGTATATGTTTTAATCTTGAGAACCTTGAGCCCTTTACGGACAAGGATACAACTTCTATCATCTCCGTATCTCGCCACATCAACCCCTATTATTACTGGGGAATTTCTGTAAACTTGAAATTTATGGTTTCTTTCAACGGCGCCATTTACTATGCCAAATTGGATTAACTGCCTGCTCTGAGACGCCGAGAAACTGCACATAAATTCTTGTTCGATTAAGTCTTCCGGCATTCCCGCTGACCGCTCTGCCTCTACAGCTTCCTCTGTAATTGCCCCCGTATCCTTGTATGTCAGTAATTCACTAAACCATTCGTTAGGGTTCTTTTTGGCATCATTATATAGCTTAAAACCAATCCCGTGCCCGCGCGGAGTATAACAAAATAATGCCCATCCACCATTTTCAACTAAAATCGGTCTAATGTAGTTCCATACATCGGCGCTCTTATAGAGAGAATACTCGCTAAACACACAGCCTATAGGGTTTGTTCCTACGATACTATCTATCTTATCAAGACCGACTACCTGAATGATAGAGCCGTTCTTTAGGGTGAGTTTCATTTCCGTGCCGTTTTTCGCCGCGATAAACTCTTGTGGGATATGGTCGAGGAATTTGAATCCAGCCTTATCCATGCCGTCCCAGATAATCTTTCTACCTTGGGTATTAGTTGGCATAAAATAATAATATGACCCGACAACCTGAGTAGCCTGAGTAGCCATCACGTTTATGAGCGTCTTATCTTTTCCAGCCCTCCGATGCCATACAGCAATACCGCGCCTATACCCTACATCAATCGAATAGAGTAACTTTTCCTGATAGTCTCTCGGGGTAAACATGTGTGGCATTTCAATGTTTATTTCTTTTGCGCCTGTTATGATATTGCTCATTTTTTAAGTGATTCCTTTTTCCGTGTTAGCGGATTCTTGCTTCTCTGCCTGTCGTATTCACATACTTCATTCTTACATTGGATATTGAGTTTCTTGCACCAGAGTATCTTGTTTGGGTATTCATGGTTGTATTTCTCAGAGTCTACCAACTTACAGTTTCCCTTGCTCAGACACTCAATAAGTTGGGTTTCGTAGGACTTGAATAGATCAGCCATAAAGCACCCTCATTATCCCGCCGGTATTCTGGTATTGTTGGCTATAGTAATTCGTACCATCGACAACTTTCTGCCATAGGCATCTTCGTGACAGTTTCATTATTCGGATGTTTTCCACCACGTCCCTTTCTGGGGCGGAGAGGTTGCTATAGTAATCCGACCTCCACTCCTCGCCAACCTTAGTATATTCATTCTTACTTACGGGAAACACATGCCTGCTTCCATCTATAGCCTTTAGACTTAACCCATACTTATGCCCCCTTGCGGGAGTGTCTGGCACTACATGCTCACACGCCCCAATAGTCCAGTTGCTCCGAGTTACGCCTATTCCGTGTGTTAATGATGCGGACAAATTTCCCCCCATCATCGCCAGTATCGGCGCAAATGCTGCTGCTAAGAATGTTGATCGTTTCATTTCTCTTCCTCCTCTAGAATAACTGGCAAGTTTTGTAGTGATTCTTTAAATTGCCCAAGTGCAGCAACTACTTTCCGACACTTGGCTACATTTATTTCAAGATTGTCAATACAAGCGTCACGGTATTTTAACACACCTATTAACTCTTTTTTTGTTAGATTGCCATAATTCTTCATTCTTCTTCCCCTTTCCATCTCAGGTAGTCAGCCCAGATGCAGATATTACAGTCGCCTTTACAGTTTTTGCAGAGTCCAGTCATTACATTCCTATCCCGTTTAAGAGGTTATACTCCTCAATCATGTGTGTAGCAACCACCTGCAATGCGTAGTGCGAGAACCAAAACATAATAGCGAAAACAAGCAATACTACTGCATATTTAAGAATTTTCTTCATCATCATATTCTCTCCATTTATTATTTGCCCTTTCGTAACTTTAGGCACTCTTTTGGAAACGTCTCTATCTTCTTTTCTTTGCCGCGATACCAATAAACAGTACAGATTCCATCAACATTATTCTCTACTGTCATGGCAGGGCCTCCAGAATTAAGCTCTACTACGTCACCTGTTTTGTATTTGACTTTTCTCTCTGCCATCTTTTCTCCTCACTTACTCGCCATTATTCCAATCACCCCTCACGTTTGTCGAGAAGTGTGCCGAATATCCTTGCTCGTGTTCCCATAAATAAGCCTCTGCCGCCCTCCTCCCTTTGACGTATCCCTTTGAATAGTGCCATGCGTCTGCACTTGTGAGGCTTGGGAGTACCCTTACCCCAACACCGTTGAACGTGTCACCTACGATATACTTTGTTTCTTTTTTCTTGTGTGTGTGGCCTATGTGCCACTCTTGATAATCGGTGTCAGCCCACTCCTGTTTCATTTCGGATGCCATTAACAGCGGTAAGCTGTCAATCTTTTCATTGCTTCCGTGAGTATAGCCAATCAAAGAATTTCCGTATGTAAGATATTTCCTTAGTTTTGGTGAGTTCTGAATCTCAACACGGTCATTGTTTGTGTAATATGCCTCCAATACGCTACCTAAATAAAACAGCCTTTCCTTGTCATGGTTACCAGATACCATCGGAACAACAACAGGGGCCACAACAGATAGTCTATCAATAGCTTTTATCATCAGCTTATGTCCTCTAGTGAATGACCTCTGCCATCTTGAATCAACATCCAATCTTGTTCCTTTAGTTGTCGTGTCTTCCGAGTTATCGCTATGGAAGAAATCGTTTCCTGTTGGTAATGCAATTTTCTCTATCGGGAAATTCTGAACAAGGGATAGTAGTTCATCAATAGCCCTTAAATAAATATCTTCCGCAATCTCTGTATCATAGTCAAGTCCGGTCTCTTCCTTCCATGCGTACATTGCAAAGTGTAAATCAGCAATAGCAATCTCGTACATATAACGCTTACCGGTGAATGTTTTTGTCTTGAGGGTAGGGTAGGTCGGGGATTTGGCAGTTAGTTCGTCTATGAGGCTCCTGATAGCCTCGGCTTTGTTTCCTTCGATGCGTTTCAACCAGACTTTGACTTGATACAGGGGAATGACTTCAATTTCCTTTTCTGAGTTCTTGGCTCCTACTTCCCACTTATTGATTGTATATCTATCAACCTCCCATAGTTTTGTGTCAACCTTGAAATATTTAAGTGCGTCATCAAGGCTCTTTATCCGAGTAGATTTAGATTCGAGGACGCCAGAACTATCCCTATAGTCCTCCGTGTATTGTCCGGTCTGAGTTTCGTCTACCTGCTGTGCTTTATTTTTGGCAATCTGCCATTTTCCAATATGGTTCCTGATGGTTCTTCTATGCGGCTTGTCCTTAACCTTTAATTGGTCATATTGGTCTGGGCTAATATCATACCCGTGTTTGTCTAAGATTGATTTAAATTTTAGTAGAACTTGGTTTTTCTCATTCATAAAACCTCGTTTGTTAGCATTATTTTTTACCCACCGTCCACCACACCGTTGATATTGTTTTGACGTTAATGTCCGCCGTTTCGTAAGGGTTATGGCTTAGGTGGGTATTATTTCTCTATTCTGTATTTAATAACATTAGTCGCCTATTACAATAAAAGGTAAAGTGCGACTAAAAGAAGAACCACCGCTATTATTACTTGTAACGATATTGTCTTATCAAAGAACATCACACCCAGCATCAGTGCGAACATGCTGTTTATTGCCGTGCCGAGATACCAACAATTAATAAATTTTGGCGCTTTGTAGAACCCATACCAATAACCAGATACCACAAAAAATGTTATAGTTATTTGCATGACAACCATCTGAAATGAAAGTCCGTGGGTTCTTTTAAGTGAGTTCCCAAGCGCAAGAGAAAATGAGCCAACGATAGTTCCAATATACCACGGAATCACTTATTTATCCCCTCATTTATTTTAATTAACCTATCAAGATACCACTGGGCTTTCCTTAAATCCTCAAGACCATTCTTATATCTCCACCTAACAGTATACTTTAAAATCTGTGCCTCGTGGAATGGTAAGTTAAGTCCCTCAATGGCATCAATGCACTCCAACTTATTTTTAGTGTAGTGCGATGGATGATTAATAACATCCTCTTCTTTTTTAAGCACATTTGATCCCATGATTCCTCCCCTGTTTAATATACTCTTAGTAGTAAGTATATGGTGTAACATGGCTCACGTCAAGGCTTTTATTGCCTAAATTCCGATTTCTTCCTTCTTTCGTGCTATTAACACATCCAGAATATTAATACTCTGCGCCTGTTTTTCCCACTTAAACTCGGCGTTAAACTCCCTCATAACCTCCAAACATGCAAGCTCGTGCTTACCTTTGTCGGGTATTATATTCAGCTTGCCGTCCCAATTCTCAGGAATTAATTCTATAGAAATCATCTTTCTGTCTGCGATTACCTTTCCGTCCTCGACATAATCATTGACGCTGGTTATTACTACCTCGGCTTCATTGCCTGAATACTCACACTTTTCAACGATATTGACTCTGTGGCAAACCCATTCTCTTAAAAGAACTGTATCGCCTTGTTGCGGATTAATTATACCCTCTGCCGTGAGGTTCATCTTCTTCTCTGTCGTAATCTGGTAAAAGAATCCCTGCCGTGCTTTTAATTCATGTTTCATAGTAAATCTCCCTATAACCCTCGTTGTTAAATTTTATTACTCTTAGACTCAAGTTCCTCGGTTGTTAAGTCCTTACAGTATGCTATTTCTGCTGTTCTACGCCTTGTGCGCTCCCTATCCTCCTTAAGCCACTTATTATACTTAGCCTCACTCTTTGCCTCCTTTTCTTTAATTGAAACTGGGTCGTGACGCTTACAATACCATTTATCATCACGCTCGTAAGATGCGTTATTTCTGCAACGGTGGCTGTAGTAATCACCAAACACCTTTCCCTCGCATTGATGTTGTTCTTTTTTCATTTCTCCTCCTCGTTAGTGTTACTTAAATCTCAATCTCTTGAATATCTGCCTTGCTACCCTTCCCAATGTATTTAGTAGCTGTTTTCTTGGTCTTAAATACTGGTACTATACCAATCATCCCGTTTGCCCAACTAAGGTTTAGATTGCCCTCCATAGACCCTCCAGCGGTAACTTTATGCTCTGACTCAAATAGCATTACCATCCATGCCTTCATTCCACCTCCGAGTCGTAGATTGATCCTATGCGTTTGGTCGGATAGAAAGAATAACGTGATGATTGATTCATGTGTAAAATATTATTAACTGATATTTTACACTTTCCAGTATTTCCTTGTGAGTCTTTCCATTTGACAATATCATTACCAAACCACCATTCATCACCAACCTTGATGCCTATGTCGAAAGAGTCGTGGAATATAAACCCGTCAAAAGCAATATTGTCTGGTGTGTCAAATGGCTTGTCACCGTGCATTTGAACCCGAAGCCCACCAGTGATGCTCTCATACCCAACAATCTTGCCATCTTTAATTAATCTCAAACATAGTTCTTTCATACTCCTCCCTTAGTGGTTATACAGCCCGTAGAAACTCGCGTACTCAGCTTTCCAATACAGCAGTACCGTGCTACACTCTCCGTTCCGATTCTTCCGAATAATTAACTCCCTAATGTTTTCGCTGTTATTTTCGGTGTTTAAATCATACTCTAGCTTCTGTGTTGGTGTAGAATTATGGATAAACATTACAACATTTGCATCCTGCTCAATACTACCAGACTCCCTTAAATCAGCCAATACTGGGCGATATTCCTCCCCACGATGGTCTATACTACGATTAAGCTGAGACAGGGCCACAATGGGTATATTATACTGCATCGCAAACTGCTTTAAGCTTCTCGTGATGCTCTCAATCTCAAGCCTTCTGTCACCACTTACTCCAGTCATAAGTTGCAGATAATCTACAACCACCATCTTTATGCCATACTCCCTAATTGCTTTTTCTATTTTTATCTGCATTTTACTAATAGATATTGCAGGTGTTTCGTCAATTATAATTGGGAACTTACTAAGCCGTCCGCATCCATGTGTTATGCCTTCAAAAAATAACCCTTCTTCTTTACCATCTGCGAATTTTTTATACTGAATACCAAATAATTCAGCCGGTGACTCCTTGCTTATAAGTCTGTGCGCGACCTCTACGCATTTCATTTCCATAGAAAAACATAATACTGGAATATCTTGTTTTGCAACATTTACAGCTACATCAAGAGCAAACGCTGTCTTTCCTGTTCCTGTTCTACCAGCCAACACAAACAGACCACCATTAGTAAAGCCCCCAAGCGCTCTATCTACTGAATTAATACCACATGATATTCCAACTGTTTTCTCATCATTACTCATATCAATTATTGCCTGAAATGCTTCTGGTAAAATATCTTTAATATGGTGATAATCTATAGCCTTTTTAATTCCTATCTTATTAAGGTTTTCTTGAACACCCTCTATTATCTTGTCGCTCACTATGGATTTATCGGAAACCATGTTAATTAAACCTTTTCCAAGCACCAACAGCTTTCTTCGCTCATCTTGCTCAACAAGAATATTACAATACTCTCTAATACTTGCACCTGACGATACCTCGTTCTCAATACCTCCAATGAATGCTGTCCCCCCAACCGCATCAAGTTTACCGTTAGTGGTCAACACAGCCTCAATAGTCAACATATCAACCTCTGAGTTCTGTTCGTATAATTCACATATTGCTTGATACATCACCTCGTTTGACGGAGAGTAGAAGCACGAAGACTCCAACATCTCTATCGCAATCTCTATCGCTGAATTGTCAAGCATCATGCAACCAAGAACTGCCCGCTCATACTTTTTAGCTTCTGGAATTACGCCTGGACTATTATCTGCCATTTACTTCCTCCTTTGTTATTTTACATGTGTACTGGGCCGTCTATTCCGTGGGGCTTCTGTTTAATTATTGCAAAAGCATCTTCCCAACAGTGTCCGTTAAGCCAAGATGCGGGGAGTTTTATGTACTTCATATCTTCCTTAAAATCAAACTGCTTGTTGTCGAGTTGACCCTGTACTGCCGATATAACAATATCCGAAATATCATAACATTTGTTTTTCTTAGATACCCAAGCCTCTCTAGCTTTTTGCTTCGCCTGTTTCTTAGGGTAGAGCGAGTACCATTCGTCAAAACCAACAAGAGCGTTTAGTTTCTTTTGTTTAGTTTCTTTTGTAGTATTTCTTTTGTGTGCCCCTGTAGAGGTTACTTTTAAACCTGAATTGGTTACAATCGCACCTGAATTGGTTACAGTAACCTTTTTAGGTAACTCTCTCCATTGAGTGTAGTGCTTGTTAAACCCGATTTTGTCACCTCTGTAGGTTACCATGTTTCTTTCTTTTAATTCCTTAATTGTTCTCGATATATGCTGTTTTTTGAGTCCAGTTATTTCAACAAACTGGCTGTTTGAAATCCAGTCAAACTTCTTATGCCACCCATAAGTTTTACGCAGTATTACCCAAAGAACACGATACTGATAAGCGGATATGTTAGTTCGCATTAAAGCCTCAGCAATCTCGTTAGCAATATCTATATGACCATCTTCTTTTTGGGGCGATTTAGTCATTTTCACTCTCATGGGCTATAAAATTGTCAACCATCTTTTTTAATAAATCCTTATTGCTAATACTATTCTCTATAACCTTGGTCAATAATGATATGTCACAAGGTAATTCTTCGCCATATCTATGTTTATAATTTAATAATTCATGAAACCCGTAAGCTATATCTACTACCTCTGAGTCATTAAATATATCAAATACATACCGTATAAGCTGTTCTTTATGAATACTATCATATTGAGACGCCTCTTCATGGCAGTCATTACATAGCGTAATAAGGGCAGTATTATCGTAATCCCACGGCTCCGTGTCTTTTAGGTAATACCTATGATGAATATTAAGAGTATTCTTAGTATCGTCACATTCCTGACACTTCCACTCATCCCTTTCAAGTATTTCTAATCTTTTCTTCTGCCATCTTGGGTCTTTTAGCTTCTCAGAATAGGTACTCATACTATACCACCTTCATAAAGGCGCGGGGCTACAGCATTCCTACACAGAGAAATGTCTGAACCGTCTACCAGTACAGAACCCCGCGCCATCTTTGTTGAATTTATCATATTAAAATTAGTTGTTACATAGAGCATATCGGACTCCTTCCGCTGTGTTTTGATTATCTGTAATTAATCAATGTTACACTAAGTATATGCTAATACCTTAAAAAAGTCAAGGTTTTATTTGCGTTTTGCTGTATTTTCTTTTAATTTCACCAATTATCAAAATAGTTCTTGACTTTTCTGACCTGATAGCATATACTTATTACACACTTTAAACAGGAGAGAGATATGAAGGAAGGCATGAGACGGCTAATTAAAGGCAGTAAGATTGTCGGCAGAAACTTTTTATGTTCATTGAAAGTTGCGGAAAAATTAATATCGGCAGTTGAGTTTGAAGAGTTTGCTTTTGCATTCCGATACCATGAAGATTCAATGATTAATATTTACTCGTATGATGGGGAAAACTGGACTTTCTTGGACAATGCTGATTATACCTCCTTTGATATGGGCGTCAAGGTAGGAAACGAATGGATATTTGAGAATGACATCATTAAATGGGAAACAGAAGATTATGAAATATGGGACGGTGAAACAATACCTGTACCGACCACAACGTTAACAGGAAAATTAGTGTTTAATACAGGGATGGAAATTGAGCGTTTATCATGGAAAAAAGATTGTTATTTCTATAGCTATGATGGGCAAGAATTTTCATGGTGTGATCTTAAACCCATCGGCACAATTTACGACAAGGAACCAAAGGAGGGATAATGAATAAAAGAGAATCTGTTGTATCGGACGGCGGGTTTAATATTGTAGATGCCCACGACTATTTACTCACAGCGAAACCAATCATGTCAATGGGGGCGTTATGTGAGTTACTTAATCTTATGGGGCTCAGGGTTACGGAAAGTGTTTACGATGGCATATCGCCAGATTTGAAACAGTATTTTAACAAGGAGGAAGTATGAAGCCTTATATTGGAACCAAAATTATTCAAGCAGAGAAAATGACTCACACAGCATTTCTTCAAAGTGTAAAAGGCGATAGCTACAACGAGGCATCTGAATTTGAACTCGGCTACTATGTAATATACAAAGACGGCTATGAGTCGTGGAGTCCTAAAGAAGCGTTCGAGGAGGCGTATCGTTTAACTACTGGCATGAACTTCGGTCTTGCTATTGAGGCTATAAAGAAAGGGTGTAAGGTAGCGAGGTCTGGATGGAACGGCAAAGATATGTGGATAGTCCTTATGTCTGGCATGAATCTTCCGTCATTCAATACTCAGGGTACGGAAAGGAAAGTAAATGATCGCACAGCTAAATGGATAGGTCGGGATACTCCGCTTAACTCATTGCCGTATATAGCCATGTGGACTGCCGACAAAAAGTGGCTTCCGGGGTGGCTTGCGAGTCAAACAGACATGCTCAGTGATGATTGGGTAATTGTGGATTAATTGTTCCCACTTATTTATAATTGGTGACAATTTGTCTGATAACCTATAGGAGAGAGAAATGAAAGAACCGCTATCAAGAGATGAAGAGCTAACCCTGTTTTTAAAGGCAGTCGATGAAGCGCGTCTTGATTTTGCAAGTTACGACATAACTGATGTTGCCCCAACAGATAAAACAGAACGAGCCCTCTTTTATTTTAGGGAGTACAATGGGATTATCACGAATAATTAGCTAATTGGGGCTGTGTGGGTGTCGCGTACCCTAAGACAGATAGTGCTTGGCGAAGCATATATTGCAGGATTATTCCCTGCCAGCCCCTACAGTATCAATAAAACAACCAAGTAAGGGAGAGAACCATGAATGTAGAAACTTTTAAGAAAAACGGATACCGGCTTATGGAGTATATTCGTGATGAGACAGGAAATAAGCATGGGCTTATGATTTCTTTCCGTGAGGATGATAATGTGTATGTCGGGTGGGCACTATGTAGAATGGGTGGAATAAAAGAGCAAAGAGACGAATTTAATCGAGACAGGGGTATTGAGATAGCCATTGGACGGGCATACAAATATTACAAGAAACCATATCCAAAGGTGCGTCCTTCAATAAAGCTAAACCTAAAGAACTTCGCAGACAGGATTGTTCCGTTTTGGACAAAGACCGCGCCTGCGAAATTCCCGAACATGTGGGGATGTCAGTATTAAGAAAATCGGCACTTTCAGGAAACTTGTCACTCACATATTAGCAACAAAGGGTTTTGTGGCTCATATTTCGGTTTTTACGTTACATAAAATGTAAGAAAAAATACCCAGTTTTACTTACAAATACCTTGACTTTTTTGAGCTTTTAGTGTATACTTAAAGGTAGATAATGCGGA